GGAAAGAGTATTACATACACCATTGACTGATATTGAACAATTGAAGTTTGATATTATGCAACAGCTACAAGAAGTGAACCGTGGTGATAAACTGATTATTGTATTAGATTCAATCGGTAACTTGGCATCTAAAAAAGAAGTTGAAGATGCTCTTGAACAAAAATCTGTTGCAGATATGTCCCGTGCAAAGCAAGTCAAGAGTTTGTTCCGAATGGTCACACCACACTTGAACCTCAAAGATATTCCAATGGTTGTTGTCAATCACACATACAAAGAAATTGGTATGTTCCCTAAAGATATCGTCGGTGGTGGCACAGGTTCTTATTATTCTGCCGATAACATTTATATCATTGGTCGTCAACAAGAAAAGGATGGCACAGAAATCACTGGTTATAACTTCATCATTAACGTTGAGAAGTCTCGTTATGTGAGAGAAAAGTCCAAGATTCCTGTCGCCGTTTCTTTTGAAGGTGGTATTCAGAAATACTCTGGTATACTAGATGTTGCTCTTGAGGGTGGCTTTGTAACCAAACCCGCAAATGGTTGGTATGCAAAGGTAGACAAGAAAACTGGAGAGATCGGTGAAAAAGTCCGATTTGACGCAACACAAACATCAACATTCATGGAACCATTACTTGCCGACAAAGAATTTAGAGAGCATGTAAAACAAAAATATGGAATTGCTTATGGAAGCATTATGGCAGAAACTCCAGTTCTGGAAGAAGCAGAAGACGCCTAAAGAAGGCGTTGACTACAAGCTTCACAATTTTCCCGACTCCGACGTTACCGGTATTCACCTCTTAACAGGTGATTACCGTAACGTCATTTATTGTTATGGAAAGGTAAAGTTTGCAGCTGAGGGTGAAATGGGAAGAATGTCTTTCTCATTTGAGATAATAGAACCAGGTGAACACGATGTTGAACACTTGAAAAATGATGAAAAATTTGTTACAATGATGGGAGATATTTTGACTCATCTGATATTAACGGAGCCCGTTCATAATGAATCGACTAGAACAGACGATACTGAAGAATCTTATTTACAATGAAGAATTCACTAGAAAAGTTTTGCCCTTTATTCACGCAGATTATTTCTCTGATACAACCGAGAAAAATGTTTTTGTTGAAGTAAATGAATTTGTAAATCAATACAAAAATCTTCCCACATACGAAGCTCTCGTAATTAACTTTACAGAGAAAAAGAATCTCACAGAAGAACAGGTTCGTGATTCGATTAGTCTTCTTAAAGAAATTCACGATATCAAAGATGAGCCAACCAACACCGACTGGCTTGTAGAACAAACAGAAAAGTTTTGCCAAGATCGTGCAATCTACAATGCGATCATGGAATCTGTTTCTATTCTTGATGATAAGAGTGGCAAAAAATCCAAAGGCACAATTCCAGAACTTCTTTCAGATGCTCTCGGTGTTTCTTTTGACGCAAATGTTGGTCACGATTATATCGATGACTTTTCTTCTCGTTATGATTTCTATCATAGAACTGAAAAGAGAATCAAGTTTGATCTAGACTTCTTCAATAAGATTACAAAAGGTGGAATACCAGTAAAGACACTGAACATTGCACTTGCTGGCACAGGCGTTGGTAAGTCTTTATTCATGTGTCACTTTGCTTCATCTTGTATCAGTCAAGGCCACAATGTTCTCTACATCACTATGGAAATGGCAGAAGAAAGAATCGCAGAACGTATTGACGCTAATCTTCTGAACATTACAATGGACGAACTGCGTTCTATACCCAAAGATGTATACGAAAAGAAGTTTGATGCGTTGCGTAGTAAGACAGAAGGCAAGTTGATTATCAAGGAATATCCTACTGCCGCTGCACATGCAGGACACTTTCGTTCTCTTTTGAATGAATTGAGGCTGAAGAAGAACTTTGTTCCAGAAATTATCTTCATTGATTATCTGAACATCTGTTGTTCTTCTCGTATGAGAATGGGTGCATCTATCAACTCTTACAGTTACATCAAAGCAATTGCAGAAGAGTTGCGAGGTCTTGCTGTGGAGTTTGGTGTACCTATTGTTTCTGCAACACAAACAACAAGAAGTGGTTTCACAAACACAGACATCGGTCTTGAAGACACTTCAGAATCATTTGGTCTGCCTGCAACTGCCGACTTCATGTTTGCTTTGATTACAACTGATGAACTTGAACAACTGAATCAAATCATGGTGAAACAGTTGAAGAATCGATATGGCGATCCTCTCCTCAACAAGAAGTTTGTAATTGGTATCGATAGAGCAAAGATGCGATTGTATGATGCAGAAGCCTCCGCACAAAACATCGTTGACTCTGGTCAAGTCGATGATAAACCACTGAACACTTTTGGTAACAAAGAGAGAAAGTTTAGTCGCAGTTTTGAAGGAATTAAAGTTTGAAATTATCAACTGAACAGGCACTTTATTGTGCCAACGTTTTTTCTTCTTACTTTGATAAATTCAACAGTATAGAAGACTACATCCGTGAGCAAAAACTAAACTCGATGTCCGAGAGGCCGTTCGTTTTGCCCGGCATGGGGCCAGAAGAAGATTTGTTTTCTGATTTCTCTATGCATCCAAATGACATGAACTTTGAACTGGTTGAACTTCCTCAAGACAGGTGGGATGTTTATTTGAATATGATATCGTCTCATTCAAATATGACCAGTATTCCAGGCAGGTCATTTAGACTGGCGATTCTTGAAAAAAAGACAAACAAATGGGTTGGTTTTATAAGACTTGGTTCACCAGTTATTAACATGAAACCAAGAAATGAAATGTTGGGTGGTGTGTTTTCTCAATCAGAAAAAACATCGAAGTCTTTCAATCATACCTCGATGATGGGTTTTGTTATTGTTCCAGCACAACCTTTTGGTTATAACTATCTTGGTGGTAAACTTTTGGCAGCCATCTGTTGTTCACATTGGGTTCGTGAAAAATTGAACAAAAAATATGACATGAACACCTGTCTATTTGAAACGACAAGCCTTTACGGCAGTTCTAAATCATCGTCACAGTATGACGGTATGAAGCCTTATCTTCGGTTCAAGGGTCTGACTGATTCAAACTTTGTACCACTGATGCATGGTAAACCATACGAAGATTTGAAGTCTTATGTTGAGTCTATTGTTGGTGAGGTGGTGCCAGAAGACGCATCTTCAAGAAAACTTAAACTGACAAATGCCATCATATCCTTGACCAAAGTTGGTCTGAAAGGTAAACCAGAGTATGATAAGTTTCTTGGTACTATCAATAAGGCTTTGAATCTGACTGAACAGAAAAGGTACTATGTTTCCAACTACGGATTCTCAAACTTTACAGATGTGGTGATGGGCAGAACTGATAAACTATTGCCAGATAAAGAAAACTATGATAAATTTCACCTAGAAAACATCATAGATTGGTGGAAAAAGAAAGCGTCAAACCGTTATGAAAACCTCAAGACAGAAGGTAGAATTCGTAAAGATATTGAAGTCTGGACTGGTGATAAAGAAATAGAGATCATTAGGTAAGTATAAATATCCAATAAAACGGAGATTTTATGGCTGAAGAGAAAAAAAAGTGGACTAGAGGAGATGTTGCTGAGGGCATTTTAGGAGCAGCCTTGACAGCTAAGTTTGTCAATCGCCCCCAATCACTAACTGATAAAAACATAGAAATTACTAAAGACATGATTGATGATATTTTAGATGATTTTTTTAGGAAATCAACCTTGATTACTTACAAAGCAAAAGACATTATTGCTAAAAAAGGAAAGGTAACACTTGATGATGTTAATTTTTCCATCAATTTGCCAGAAGCCGCAACACAATTATTGAGTGTTAAAAGTAATAGAAATATCGTACACGACTTATATGACTCAGCAATTTCGTATGTTGAAGAAACATGGAAAGATGAAGTGATGTCATTTGCTATTAATGGCCAAATGGATTCGATTGATATTATTTCTGATGGAGTTGGTGATCAAAAAGGAACAAAAGCTGATATTAAAATTATAGTAAACAACCAACCATATAAAAGACAAATTTCACTCAAGGTCGCTGGAGGAGAACAGTTTGCTCAAATATCTGGATTTGATTTTTCAAAGCAACAAAAAATTTGGGAAGATATTTTAAAATTAAACGTTTCCGAATTGGAAAAAAAATACAATGATGCTCTGTCAAACTACGATAGTACAAAATTATTTTCAAGTAGAAAAGATGAACAATTAAAAGCTTTTAAAGACATGATAAAAGAAGCAACATCTATAGTTTATTCTGATGCAGCAAAACAGATACAACAAAAAATTAACTCAAAAGATTCTAAATTTTTCACAAATTTGGCTAACTTAGTTTTCATGGGTGCTACAAGAGGTGAAGAATCTATTGAATTAGTTAAATTAGAACAGAGAAAATTTAAACAATTAAAATTTAAT